AGAAGATTATTTATCCACACTTAAAGGATATAATACTTTGTTACCTGAGAGCAAAGTAGAATTAATTATACCTTATAAACAAACTATTTTATTAATTAATGAAATGTTAAATCTTGAACAAATACCGAATGATAAGGGTCTTGTAAAACTTAAAGAGCCTAGGGGTAAGCGAAAAGACCGTTTTACTTCAATTTCTTACGGAAACTGGATAGCAACAGAAATTGAAAGAGTGGATTTTAAAAAGAGCGAAAAAGAATTTTCATGGCTTGATTTTTGTCTTTACTAAACTAATAAAACAATATATAAATTAACATATTATAATAAAATACCATCTCCAACGAAAGGAGGCTAACGCATGGCACGACCTAAAGGCAGTACAAATAAAAATACAAATAAACCTAAGTTAGAAAATAAAGTTGAAAATGTAATACAATCTCAAGCAATAAATACCATAGATAATACTACGGAATTTCAAAATAACAAAGATAAATACTACATACCTAGAAACTATGCAAGAAGTGGAATTCAACCTTTGTGGGCAACAGCTTCTACTACATCAATCAATCCATTTACAGATGAACAAATAAAAAATATGTTAAAAAATCCGTATGCCAATTATAAACAATTACAATTGGTCAGTGAACATTTAATAAACACTAATAGTAATTATAATAATATTGTTGATTATTTAGCCACAATAATGACTTTTGACCATGTTTTATTTCCGTTTGGGATAACTGAAAATCAAACAACAGTTAAAAATAGAATATATAATTCTTCAAAAATTATATCAAAGATGAATTTAAAAAATGTTTTCCCCATAATGTTAAAGCAAGCAATAATATATGGAGAATCATTTTGGTATGATTTAAGCGATTCTGAAAATACCATTATAGACAAACTACCAAGAGAGATTTGTGTTCTCTCTCAAATTGATGATGATAATCTTTGGCGTTTGTATATAGACTGTGCTTTAATACATCCTACTAAAGTTTATGAATTACCCGAAGAAATACAAAAAGCTTATGATGACTATATAGAACGTAAAAAGCCAAAAGGGAAAAGAAAAATAAATGAATATACTTTTATTCCTGAAAGTTATTATGAAGTAAGTAAAAAGGGTTTTGCTGTTTTTGTTCATATGGAGAAAAAGGCACATGATTATCCGTTATTAGCACATATGTTTGCTGATTTATCTTTATTAAATAATGATAAGTCATATTTTAATGAATTTATTAAGGATGACGCCGTGAAAACCATTCACCAGAAGGTTCCGACAGATAAGGAAACTGGCGTTCCTAATATGCCAAAAGAAATTATAGAAGCATATCATAATTCAAGTAAAGAGCATGTGGGTAAAAATATTTCTATTATGACAAATCCTTTTGAAGTAGAAGGTATTGCGTTAGATAAAAATCAACAAAGTGCAATTAATGTTGTTGAACATGATATAAAAGTAATACAAAATAATTCTGGTATATCAGAAACAATATTTAATGCTAATACAACAAATGGATTAGGGTATAGTACAAAAGCTGATTCTGCACGTATGTATCCTTTATTTTATTATTTCACAAGTTTTGTAAATTTCAAAATTAAACAATATAAGTGTCAAGTTGAATTTTTACATATTAATATATTTGAAAAGTCAGATGTGCATGAAAGTCATAGGGCTGATTTATTAAGTGGTGGTTCAAGAAGTTTATTTATGGCATCTTCAGAAATAGATTTGTATACATATATGAATTTAGCAGAGATGGAAAAGTTATTGGATTTTGATAGTATGTTGCCACCCAAATTTAATGCTTCACAGGGTAATGCGGAGGATTTAAATCCAAATGGAAAGCCTAAATCTAAAGAAAAAGACAAGGCAGATTCTACGGTAGTTGTAGATGGATATAAATAAAATATAAGAATGTAAAGAAGGAATTAGTATGAAATTTATTTATTCAATGAATTTAGAAGTTTCTCAATCTCTTATAGATAAAGGTTTAAAAAAAATTGGAGAAGCAACAATTAATGGTGAAAAAGCAGATATTTTTCAAAATGATAAAAATATATATTTGGGAAAATATGAAAAAAATACACTTATATTAATGAATAGATTGCTTTTTTAAAATTATATAAAAAATAGTTTTAAAGGTGTTAGAAACAAACTAACATCTTTTTTATGTTTAATTTTAATATAGACATTAATAAAATAAAAGGTGGTGAGGTTATTGAATGTGCATCCTAGTTTAAAAGTTAAATTTAATAAAGATTTTAAAAAAGTAAATAATTCAGAGTTTGTAGAAGGAACAGCTTTAATCGCTTATAGTGGTGATAACAGAAATGGTTCTGATATAACAGAACAAGCGTTTAATGATGCTATACCATCTTTGGGTTTAATTCCTTTAGTTGGACACTGGTTGCCTGATAAACAGAATTTTGGAGGACATGATATAACAATTGAATGGAATGGTAATGAATTAGTATTAAAAGATAATACTGTTCCATATGGTGTTGTCAAAGAAAATCATAATGCAGAGTGGATAGAAATTGAAGAAAATGGTAAAAAGCATAAGTACATTAAAGCAGACGTAGTTCTATGGTATGCTAGATATCCAGAACCAATTCAAAAAGTAATTGATACGGGAATTAATCAGTCTATGGAAATAAATTGTAAATCATATTCTGAAAAGGGAAATGGTAATATTCAAATAGATTCATTTGAGTATTCTGCACTTTGTTTGCTGGGGCTTGATATTGATGAAAATGGTAATAAGGGCATAGATAATGTTGAACCATGTTTTGAGAGTGCTTCTGTTATGGTGGATAAATTTACTGTAAATAATAATTTTAGAGAACAATTTAATCAATTACTTTTTGCTTTAAACAAAAGTTTTAAAATAGACTCATATTTTATACCCCAAGATAAAGCAGAAAAAATAGTAGAAAAAGCAAACATAATATTTACTCAATTAGGTTTTGAATGTTTTGAATATGTAGTTGATGGAAAAGAATATCAGATTACTGGAATTATTAATAAAACATTGAATAAAGAATTATCAGAATCATGGGGTTTTTCTATTTATGATAAGGATACTATTACAATTAATTCTTTAGATTTTGAAACACTTAATACTGCTTCTATAAGTATAAGTTCTGTTGAATTATTAATGAATAAAAATATTAATACTAATCAACAGCATTGGGAATATGAATAAAAAGGAGGATAAAAATTTGAATAAAATAGTATTTTCTGAATCTGATATGGATTCCATGATGGATGAAATGATGGAAGAAATGAAAGATACAATGACTGAAGAAATGAAAACCATGATGGATAATATGAAAGAAAAAATGAAGAAAAAAATGAAGGAAATGAAACCAGAAAAAGATATGATGTCTTTAAATTCTGATAGCGTAGATTTAAGTTTTTCTGCTACATATAGACAAAAGAGAGAAGCATTACAAAATGCACTTGACCCTAAGATAGAGAAGGATGCTGATGGCAATATAACTTACGAAGAATATCTATGGGTAGAAGATTTTGATGATAAATATGTATTTGTAGAAAAAAGTATTTGGACACCCGATAACTATGAACGTAAGTATGGAAGATTTACTTACACCTTTGATGAAAAAACAATAACAGCAACAATTTCTGGGGAATTTGAAGAAATGGTTTTAGTGTGGTTAACACTTGAAGAAAATCAAAAACTTCAAGAAGATAGGGCAAACGTAGAGAAAATATCTGCTGATTTTAAAGCCCTTGAAACTAAAACAATAGAATTTGAAGCAACAATAAATTCACTTAATACAGAAATTAATACTCTTAAGATTGCAAATGAAGATTTAACAACTTATAAAAATAAAAATGAAAAAGAGTTGCATGAAATTGCTGTAGATGAAATACTTGCTGAATTTGAAGTTACATTAAAAGATAACGAAGAGTTTGAATCAATTAAATCTAAAGCAAAAGATATGGAAATTGATGTTCTTGAGGAGAAATTGTATGCTCTTGAGGGTAAAGTGAAACACTCTTTTAAAGTTAATAAAAGTACAAAAAAAAATTCTAATTTTAGTAGTAAAGTTAGTGTGATAGATGATAGTACTGCAACAGAAAGTTATTATGGTGATGCTGTGAAGTATATACCTAAAATTTAAATAATTTATAATGGAGGTAATTTAATTGGATAAGTCAAATGATTTATTTTATTGCTACTCTTGTAAGATGAAAGATTTCATTAAGTCGCAAGGAATAAATTATATAACAAAAGCCATTCATCCTAAAACAAATAGGGTGTTTTTTATTTTTAACAGAGGTATTGAGTTAGATAATGCTATTGCTAAGTGGCAGGGGTTGCCCAGAATGTAATAAATCAAAAGGTGAAAAGAAAATTGATGAGATATTAACAAAAAATAATATCCCACATGATTCTGAATATACTTTTGAAGATTTAGTAGGTGTTGGTGGAGGATTATTAAGATTTGATATTCCTGTATTTTGGGATAAAGAAAAAACTAAATTACGAATGCTGATTGAGTTTGATGGGATTTTTCATTATGAAAAACAATATGACGAAGATGGATTTGAAACATTAAAAATACATGATAAGCTCAAAAACGAATATTGTAAGAAAAACAATATAAAACTTCTGCGCATCCCTTATTGGGATTTTGATAATATCGAACAAATCTTAGAAAAAGAATTAAATATCAATAAAACTAGCAACAGTGAAAGTACTGTTGCTTTTTTATAAATAAAACTAATAACAATAATAACTTAAATTATAAGGAGGAAATTAAATTATGGCTAATCAAATCGTGTTAAACAATATTAAGGCAACAGCTTCAATAAAGAACGTTGTAGCTCCTGCCAATACTGTAAATGGTGGAATTTTAGTACTTGGGACTCAAAATGCAGACAAGACTTATGCGGGTGCAGCTTGCGGAGCAGTCACAGACAAGTCGATGGTGCTAGTTTTAGAAGTTCCATTATCTTACGAAGCAGAAAAAATAGAAAATGATTTTGTAATCGCAACAGGAGCTACTGTAAGATGTTATGTTCCAGAATTAGGCGATGTAGTTTCAATCCCTGTCGCAAACGTAACGGCTACAGTTGCTTTGGCTGTTGGAAAAATTGTCACAGCTAAGGCAAGCACAATTAAAATGGAATGTCTTGATGCTTTTGCAGGTACAGAGGTAGTAGGCTTCGTCATAGACGAGCTTTACACAAAAGCTGGAATCCCAATGGTTAAGCTTCGTTGCATTAAAGTTGGTTAATATTTAATTAACCCTTACCATTTAACAAACAACTAAATAAACTAATTAACTTAAAAATCATTAAGGAGGAATTATAATATGAATAGTTTTGTATTTTCAAGTAATCAGAAGTTAGCATATGATGCTACTACTGGTATTTCAAAAGAAGGCTTTACTAAAGAACAGATGAATGAAGCTGTTAGAAATGTGGTCAAGGACGTATGCGGTGGCGAGTGGAATTACTACAAATTCATGGAAAATAGATATAAAGTATTTGCAATAATGAGCGAAATTATGCCTGTGGCTATGAATGCAAGTCTTGCAGGTAAATTTGATGGATTTGCTGAGTTTAAGGATACTGCACTAAACGACAAGCCGTATTTCTGGGTTGAGGATAATCAGGTATATCCTGTTTATACAGCCGCTAGGGGTAATGGTGATATCGAAAGACAGAAAATTGTAGACAGAAATTTCACAGTTCCTACGATTATAAAGGCTATAAAATTCTATAGTGAATTTGACGAATTTATGAGCGGTAAGATGGATATGGCTAGATTGTCTGAAAAAGCTACTATTTCTATGGTAAATTACGTTGGCGAATTGATTTCTGATACTATTTATGGTTCATATGCGGCTGTAGATACAGAATTTAAGGCAACTGGTGCTTTTGCCGCCGCAACATTAGTTTCTATTATAGAAAATGTTAAAGCCGCTACTGGTGCAGATAGGCTTCAGATATTTGGTACAACTACTGCTTTGGGTAATGTAGCTGATGGTGCTGGTTATTCTGATAGGGCAAAAGATGGTTTCAATTCATTAGGATACTATGATACATTCAGGGGTACTGATTTATTTGCTTTACCACAGGCTTATGCGGCTCAAACTCAGACTCTTAAAGTTAATGGAGACCATATAATCATACTTCCAGCTAATGAAAAAATAGTTAAAGTTTTGTTTGAAGGCGAAGCACTTGTAGATATGAAAGACGGACAGAACAGAAATGATATGCAACCAGAAGTTCTCTTTACAAGAAGAGTTGGTGCATCTGCTATTACTGTTCCTGAAGGTAAGTTCGGTTTCTACAAATTCTCTTAATAAAACAAACTATAAATATAGTATTAACATACTTGGTGGATTAGTTTCTACCAAGTATGTTTTATTAAATTAATCAATACAAATATAAGGAAATATAAGAATTTTAAGAATTTTTAAGGAGAGATTTTAAATGGCAAAGTCTACTGGTAATACAAAAAAAGAAGTTACTAAAAAAGATATAAAAACAGACGTTAAAAAGGACACAAAACCAGAAATAAAAACACCTGAAATTGATATTAAAAGTTTAATACAACAGGTTACACAAGAAGTAAGCGAGAAATTGAAAACAGAATACGAATCAAAAATATTAGACTTAGAAAAAAAATTGAATGAAAAACCCTTAGAAACATCTAACGTTGAAAATAATGTAAGTGCAAAAACTAGCAAAAGCAAATATAAATTTATTCCAGACAACACTAAAGTAAGACTAAAGAGTAATATTGGTGGATTATTTACTTTTAGTGAAGATAGAGGAAAAGTTAGAGTATATTTTCAAATTGACAATTTTGGACAGAGTGCAACAATATCTTATGAAGAGTTAGGAATATTTATTAGTTCTAAGCCTTCATTTATTAATAAAGGTGCTATAGCAATCGTTGATGCTTATAGTGATGTTGATATTGATGTAGAAGATATTATAAGAGATAAGAGACTTGAAAAATTATATTTTGATGAAAATAAAATTAATCCGATGTGTGTTGAAGATTTATTTGATGATAAATTAACTTCTGAAAAAGAGTTTGAAATAAAATTAAATAATTCTCTTGAAATGGCTGAAACCGTAATGGAAGCAGGTCACATTCTTTATAAGAAGGGTTTATTTACAAACAACACTAAGATGAATGCAATAAGACAAATATTTAGAAAACCTAATCTATTTAAGTAAAGGTGGGGTGATGTAGATGCCCACGCTATATAGTAGTATTTTTAAAAAAGTAAATATTCTTTTTCAAGATGCAGGTTTATTAGAAAGATTAACGGACTCTGAATTAGATGAGCTACTTGAAATATTTTTAAGTAAATCAAAGAGTATCTATTTTAAAGGCTGTAAAAAAGATTTAACTGATGTTGATGATGTTTTAAAACAGTTTAATCCCACACTTTCTGACGAAGAGGAATGGGTTTTAGCTGAAGGTATAAAATTTGTTTGGTTGGAAAATCAAATATTTAGAGAAGAAAAATTAAGAAATCGAATGACAAGTCGTGATTATGATGAATCAAGTCCTGCAAATCTATTGGATAAATTAACCAAATTAAGAGATAGTGCAGAAAAAAATTTGCAAAAA